ATGGCGCACATGGTATTTGGTTCGACGCCCATGATCGCGTCCGCCCCTACTATTGCGGTCACTCTTCAAAAGCACATCATGGAACATGTGAAGATTGAAGCATCTGAGCAGGCCATGGTGCAATACCTGCAACAGGTTAATGCCCAGCAGGGGCAGCCTTTGTCGGAGGAGCAGATGCTACAGGTCGAGGCGCTAACTGCTCAGATCATCGCGCAGGGTATGCAGGCGCTCAAGCAGCTTAGCCAGCAAGTCTCTAACGAGGGTCAGGGCCCTGATCCGCTTGTTCAGCTTAAAGAACAGGAGCTTAAAATACGGGCGCAGTCTGAAGAGAACGACGCGGCTATCGACAAAGCCAAGTTGGACCTAGATCAGGCGGGTATGGAGATGCGGAACCAGCAGTTTAACCAAAGGCTTCAGAGCCAAGAGTCGCAGACTGCGGCTCGTATAAATTCCGCTATGGAACGTGAAATTGTTAAACAACGTAATAACAGGAGATAGTAATGGCTGCCGTAAAGATTGTAACGAACAAGCCGGGGGCGGCCCCGAAAGCCGTAGAGTACGCCGACATTAAAGGTCAGGGTCGTATTCCGTACGGTAAAAGTCAGGACGTTAAAGTCCCGACTTCCATGAAAAAAGCCACGGCCCGCGGCATGGGTGCCGCTAAACGTGGCGGCAGCTACCTGTCCTGCTAATGGCCCCCGCCAAGCGCAAGATCGACACGGACGGCGATGGAGTCTTGTCGGAGCAGGAGGTTGCGTCGGCAACCGCTGCAAGCAAAATAGATAAGCAGGACTCGCAACGACAGATGGCGTGGATCGCCCTTATCTCCATGCTTGTTTTTACCGCCCTTGTTTTTCTCCCCGTCTTTCCAGACTCAAGGATAAAAGCCTTGGCGGACCTTTTTAGCCTTTTCTACATAGGGATGGCGGGGGTTGTTAGCGCATATTTTGGCGCAGCAGCGTTCATGTCTAAAAAGAAATAACCCTTGAAGCCTCCTTTGAAGAAAGGATGGCGAAATAGCCACATAGACGGAACGTCTTGTGAGCTATACCTCATGCAGTTTCTTGTAGAGAAAGGTTTTCACGTCTTCACACCTGTCTCGCCGCATTCCCCGGTAGATGTTGTTGCCCTAGACGACATGGGAAAGGCGTTTCTTTTTGACGCAAAAAAAGAAGCAAAAAGAGTAAACCCGGGCCGAAAAAAGCCTGCCCGGATACACCGAAAAAAAAGCCAGTTACAAAAAGACATGAGTGTTCGAACGGCCTACGTCGATCAAGAGGCTGGAGAGATCCATTTTGTTCCTCCTCTAGAAGACTAGCTTTACTGGTTAATATGTCGTATAACCTCGCATCTTTTGGAGACAAGAATGATAAGCTTACTTGGAACACTGCTAGGTTTTGGAACGTCTATCGTTCCAGAGGTCTTAGGCTACTTCAAGCAACAGCAGGCAAACAAGCAAGAGCTAGCGATGCTGGAAGCGAAAGCTACGTACGCGTCTCAGCTTTCGGAACTCAAGGTCAAAGAGCTAGACGCTCAAGCAGAAATAGAAGAGACGAAAGGACTTTACGCGCATGATAGAGCTATTGATGCGGGAGGGTTTGTCAACGCTCTTCGGGGGTCTGTGCGCCCTGTCCTTACTTACGCCTTCTTTACGCTTTTCGCGACGATCAAGGGCGTCACGCTGTACACGATGGTAACCACGGAAGGCATGGACTTGAGCGCCGGAATGTTGGCAATCTGGGACGAAGAGACTCAGGCCATATTTAGCGCGATTATAGCTTTTTGGTTCGGTAACAGGGCGATGAGCAAGGCTCACGCTCGCGTCTCCTCTAAAAACGGATAATTATAAGAATGAATGAGATTTATCTTGCGGAGGCAACCTTTCGTTTGATAAAAGAAAGACGCTCTGTTGTCTTGGACGCGTTGCAGTTTAACAGCGTGAAAAACATGGAGCATTACCGCGAACTCATGGGCGAATTAAGTGCCCTTGAGTTTATTGAACAGGAACTCAAGAGCCTGCTAGAAAAACAGGAGCGAAATGATGACTAGCCCAGCAGTCGCTGACCTTAAATCGGTTGGCGAGGAGGCCGCGAAGATAGCCGCGGCATATGTAAAACCAGAAGACCGTGTACTAGATCCCGAACTTATCTCTCAGTCTCTCTTAGACCGCATTCCAGCCCCAACAGGGTGGCGTCTTATTGTTCTTCCTTACAGGGGGAAGGGGAAAACAGAGGGTGGGATTTTACTTCCGGATCAGGTTGTAGAAGAGAACCAGATAGCCACTCAAGTTGGATATGTTCTAAAGGTAGGGCCCTTGGCCTACCAAGATCCGGATAAGTTCGACGGTCCGTGGTGCGAGGAAAAAGATTGGGTGATGTTCGCCCGGTACGCTGGTTCTCGGTTCAAGATCGACGGTGGAGAGGTTCGCATCTTAAATGATGACGAGGTCTTAGCCACGATTTCTGATCCCGAAGACGTTTTACATATGTAGGAGGCCGTTATGGCAGATGAGCAACTTGATATGGTCGAAGAGACTGAAAACGAAGAATTTACGGTAGAGGTCGAAGAGACCGCCGACTCCGGAGTGTCGGTCGGTGCCTCGGAGGCAGAGGTCGAAGAGTCTGCGGACCAGTTCGACAAGGCCGAGAACTCTACCCAAAAAAGGATTAACCAGCTTACGAAGAAAATGCGTCAAGCGGAGCGTGATCGTGAGGAAGCGATCCGCTACGCAACGCAAGTTCAGACGGAAGCACAGACACTGAAACAGCGCGTAGATGCTTTAGACAGCGGTTATGTAAACGAGTTCAGTGGTCGCGTTCAAAGTGAGCTTCAGTCCGCAGAAAACGACCTGAAGAACGCTATTGAGATTGGAGACAGCGCCCAGATCGTAGAGTCTCAGCGCAAAATAACAGGGCTGGCAATTCAAGCGGACCGGGCGGCACAGGCGCAACGCAACGCAGAATCCCAAAGAGCCGCGATGGAGGCTCAGCAAGCTCAACGTCAGCAAGCCCAACCGCAGCAGGCCCAGCGTCGGCCTGACCCTAAAGCAGAAGCGTGGGCCGCGGACCGCGAATGGTTTGGCTCTGACGAGACAATGACGTACGCCGCTTTCGGAATACACAAGCAACTCATCGAAGATGAAGGGTTTGACCCCGCGGGCGATGATTACTATAGTGAGCTTGACAAACGCATGGCGGAAGCTTTTCCCCATAAGTTTAATAACGGAGCCAGAAGTAAACGACCCGCTCAGACGGTTGCTTCTGTTAACAGATCCGCGTCTGGGCGCAGCAAGAGAAGGGTAACTCTCACCCCTACCCAAGTCACAATGGCTAAAAAATTGGGTGTGCCGCTAGAAGAATACGCGAAATACGTGAAGGAGTAAGGACATGAGCGAAGAACAGATTGAAAAAGGTACTTCGGTTAACCGCACTTCCCGCGCAAACAAAGACCGGAGTTCTCAGGCTAGGCGTAAGCCGTGGGCTCCACCCTCAATGTTAGACGCGCCACCCGCACCGGATGGCTTCAAGCATCGTTGGATTAGGGCTGAAACTCGTGGTTTTGACGACCGCAAGAACATCAGCGCGAAACTTCGCGAAGGTTGGGAACTTGTTCGACAGGACGATTATCCCGATTTTGAAGCACCGACTATTGACACGGGTAAATACGAAGGCGTTTTTGGCGTTGGAGGATTGCTTCTTGCTCGTATACCGGAAGAAACCGTTGCAGAACGGACTGCCTATTTCCGTCAAAGGAACTCAGACCAGATGCAAGCGGTTGACCACGATATGATGCGCGAGAATGCACATTCAACGATGACGATCAACCAACCTGATCGTCAATCTCGTGTAACCTTTGGTGGCTCAAAGAAAGATTGACCACCTCCTTTAGGAGAAACCTAAAATGGCAAATCAGGAAACTGCCTACGGTCTTCGCCCTATCGGTCTAGTCGGCTCCGGCGCAAACTCTACGGGTCTTACGACCTATGAAATTGCGTCAAATAACACCAATGCCATTTTTAATGGCTCCATTTGTGTCCCTCTCGCTGCTGGCGTGATTGACCAAGCTGGTGCCACCAGTGGTGGTACTACTCAGGCGCTTGGCGTTCTGATGGGTGTTGAGTACGTAGACTCGGTGACGAAGAAAACTACCTTCCTTAACTACTGGCCCGGTTCCGGCTCTGTTAGCGTTGACACGACTGTACCTGTCAAGGCTCTCGTTGCCGACAACCCAAACCAGTTGTTTAAGGTTGCAAGTGACGCGACTCTCACAGACCGTGCCACGGCTTTGGCCGCGGTTTTTGCGAACGCCTCTCTTGGAACCTCGGCTCGAACCGGTTCAACTTCAACCGGACGGGCTAATGGTGCGCTCAGCGTTGCTTCGATTGCTACGACGGCTACCCTTCCGCTTCGTATTGTTGGCATCATGGATGATGAAGCCAACAGTGATTTCGCGGCGGCAGGTATTCCGTTGATCGTGCGCCTGAACGCTCACTTTAACGCTGGGTCACGGAGGTTTGATTCTCAAACCACTGCTGATTCCACCGGCATTTAAGGAGGGCTGATAAATGGCTATTTCTAGAGCCCAACTGGCGAAAGAGCTTGAGCCCGGCCTTAATGCTCTCTTCGGCTTGGAATACGACCGCTATGAGAACGAGCATTCGGAAATCTTTGAAGAAGAGTCCTCGGACCGTGCCTTCGAAGAAGAAGTGATGCTCGGCGGCTTCTCGACTGCTCCCGTGAAAAACGAGGGTGGTGCAATTTCGTTCGATGACGCGCAGGAAACGTATACTGCTCGTTACACGCACGAAACGATTGCGCTGGCCTTTTCGATTACGGAAGAGGCTATCGAAGACAACCTTTATGACCGGCTTGCAAGCCGTTACACAAAGGCTCTGGCTCGTTCGATGGCTCAGACCAAGCAGATCAAGGCCGCGGGCATTCTTAACAATGCCTTCTCAACCGATAACCCGGTTGGTGACGGAGCAGCACTTTGCTCTTCCGCGCACCCTTCGATTTCGGGCAATCAGCGTAACCAGCTTTCAACAGCTTCGGACCTCAACGAGACTTCGTTGGAGCAGATGCTGATCGATGTTGCTGGCCTGACTGATGAGCGTGGTCTCAAGATTGCGGTTCGCGGAACGAAGCTCATTATTCCAAAAGAGCTTCAGTTCATTGCGGAACGTGTCATTAACAGTAACCTGCGTAGCGGGACCGCTGATAACGACACCAACGCAGTTCGTTCCATGGGAATGCTTCCGGAAGGTGCGGTGGTTAACCACTTCCTCACTGATACGGATGCTTTTTTCATTAAAACGGATGCTCCGAACGGGTTTAAATTCTTTAACCGTTCGCCGCTCAAAACCGCCATGGAAGGCGACTTCGATACGGGTAACATGCGCTTTAAAGCGCGTGAGCGTTACTCCTTCGGTGTTTCCGACTGGCGCTGCGTTTTCGGTACGCCGGGCGCATAAGGTTTTTAACCTAACGAAAAGGGCGGCTTCACAGCCGCCCTTTTTTATTCTATAATTTTGCATCCCTGACAGTCGCAATGGGCGACTGACACTAGCCCCGACAGGAGACACTCATGGCTAACACGACTTTTAATGGTCCCGTCCGTTCCGAAAACGGTTTTAAATCAATTATTAAAAATTCAGCGACGGGGGGTCTTACTAACGAGATGACCCTTTCCACGTACACGGCAACGATTGATATCGCGGCTACGGGTACTACGCATAAAGAATCCGCCATCGGCATTCCCTCTAATTTTATCCCTATGGGGGTCGCTATTACGGTTGTTACCGCCGCTGCAAATGCCGTCAATCTTGTTGACGTGGGTACGGATGCGGACACCGACGGCTTTGTGGACGGCATTTCTGAGGCCATCAACGCTGCCGGGTTTAAAGGCTTCTTCCCGTGTAATGGTGTTTTGGGGATGTCCGGTGGTGCTACCACCGCCGCAACCGAAACAGCCGACGAGGTTGAAGTTGTAATATCCGGAACCGCCGGAGCGGGCGGTCAGTTGTCCCTAAAATTCTTTGGTATTTCTTCAGACTCGCCCACGGCCTAAGAAAAAAGGTTGTGGCTTATTCTGATGTAACACCAAACTTTTAAGGAGCTTTTCATGGCGTCTGATATTCAATCAGTCCTCGTAGAGGCCGCCACCGCAGATCCGGATGGCATCTCGACGGCGGCAGCCGTTGGCAATAACGCCAATTTAGTCATTGGAGGCGCTTTGGCTGGCGGCGGTTCCGTTACTTTTGACGAACCTAGAAACGTCACCATTCTCAGCGCAGGAGACGATTCCGGGATTTCGTTTACGGTAACCGGAACAGACGAGCAAAACGCTGCTCAAACAGAAACTATTTCCGGCGTAGACTCGGACACGGCAACGGGAAGTAAGTTTTTTGCGACGGTTACTCAAATCGCCGCAGTCGGCAACCCTGCGGGTGATGTGAGCGCGGGTTCCGGAACCTCTGTTGCTGCTCCAATGTATCAAGGCCGTATGCGCCTTCGGGGTATCTATGCCGTTAACACGGGATCGGCTGGTACGATTACTTTTAGAGAAGGCTCCGGAACAGGCGGCATAAGGATGCAGTTTAACACGGTGGCCTCCGCCAATACTACGCAGTATCCGGATATACCTGACGACGGCATCTTGTTTAAAGACGGTGGTTTTGTAACGTACACGCAAACCGCTCTTTCTTCTTTAACGGTGTTTTACGAAGGGTAGGGTGTTATGGCCGGGTTTCGCTTGGGAGAATTTGGCTTTTCCGGCACTTACTACATTGCGATAGAAGATTCCCCTACCCCGGATATTTTCGTTAAATTTAGCGGCTTTAGCTCTCCGGAGCAGGCTGGTGTGTTTATCCACGCGTTAGAGTCTATTTTAGAAAGTCCTTTAGATTTTGAAGAATTTAACGGGACGCTTCACTGATGGCTCGAAAGAAAGAAAAAGCTATTCGACGTACCACTAAGGGCAAATCCGCAAACTACCGAAAAACCGCTTCGGGAGCCGGAATGACTAAGGCGGGCGTTCGCCGTTATCAAAAAGCTAATCCGGGTTCTAAGCTAAAAACCGCTGTGACTGGTAAAGTTAAAAAAGGTAGTGCCGCCGCTAAACGACGTAAAAGTTACTGTGCGAGGTCGGCGGGTCAGTTAAAAAAAAGCTCGGCTAAAACGCGAAACGATCCAAACTCGCGTATTCGTCAGGCTCGCAGAAGATGGAAGTGCTAAACTAATGGAAAAAACCATTATTGGCGTTATTGCGGCGGGTGTGGTAAGCGCCCTTCTTGGCTTCTTTGCGTGGCAGTCTTTGACGTTGATTGACGTGGACAAGCGAACAGAACGAACGGCTTTAAAAGTAGATCAAAATTACCACATGATAAAACCCTTGTGGGAGCAGTTTATTGAATCACGTAAGATTGTGAGGGTAGATGACAAAAGTTCGAACAGGCCCAAAGGCCAGTAAGCCTAAGCTAACCTATTTTAGAAAGGGCGGCTCTGTCTCCTCTAAAAGCAAGGGGAGCAAGATTTGCCCTGAAGGAAAAGCATGGGCAAAGCGCACGTTTGATACATACCCGTCGGCTTATGCAAACCTCGCAGCTTCTAAGTATTGTAAAGACCCCAACTACGCAAAAAAATCTAAGGGCGGGAAGCGGAAAGGCCGTTAGATGGGTAAATTAAAGGAGTGGTTAGATGAAGATTGGGTTCGGATTGATAGCAGCGGTAAAATCGCGGGTAAGTGCGGGACGTCTAAAGATAAGAAAAACCCTGACCGGTGCTTACCAAGAGCTAAAGCGTCTTCTCTGTCTAAGTCTCAGCGTGCCTCTACGGCTCGTAAGAAAAAGCAGGGCGGTTCTCGCGGCAAAACTGTTGTTTCTAATACAAAAGCTGCAAAAGTTGCACGAGCGGCTGCGGGTGGAGTAGTTGTTGGAGCGCCGTACCGTAAGCTTAACAAAGGCTGCGGCGCGGTAATGTCTAATCGCCGGAAAAGAACGCTATACACTTGACATGTTAGAACAGCAGATAAAACAAGAACTTCGGGAGTGGTCTAGGCATACGCTTGAGTCCCCCTCTCCGTTTTTTAACAACCTTCCAGCCTGTCCGTATGCCAAGAAAGCGTGGGACGAGGACAAAATTGGGTTTGTGTTTAAAACGGAGGACGACAACCTTTCTCTGTACCAGACAATCGCGGGCTTTGACGACCGGTTTGACGTGGTCATGGTCATTGACTTGTCTTATCGAAAAAACCCTGAAGAGTTTGAAGACTTTTTGCACGATCTTAACGAAGCTATTTCGGACGGTATTCTAATACAGCAAGATATTTGGGTTATGGGGTTTCATCCGGACGACGATCCGGACGATTTAATAGACGACGGTTCTTTTTCTCCTTTGGTAGACCAAAAATATGCTATCATTTTTGTGCAACGTCTAAAGGCTTTGCATGAAAGGTCAGAAGCCCTAAAACCCTTGGGTTATTACGACAGGAGCTTCGAAGCTTTTGAAAACACGGGTCTATATGCCCACAGAGAAGACTTATACAGGAGATTGAACAATGGCAATGAAACCTCGTAAGAAAAAACCGGTTAAGAAGATGCGCGGCGGCGGAATGGTTAAGAAGATGCGCGGCGGCGGAATGGTCAAAAAAGGTCCGAAGCGTATGCGCGGCGGCGGAATGGTCAAAAAGCGGAAGTAGTTAGGTGACAGTTTCCTCTAGCAAAAACTTCGAACTCGACGTAAACGAGCATATCGAAGAGGCGTTCGAACGCTGCGGGCTTGAGGCTCGGACAGGTTACGACCTTCGCACGGCGAAGAGGTCGCTTAACCTGCTTTTTGCAGAGTGGGCTAACCGAGGCATTAATCGGTGGACAATAGAACAGAAAACGGTGGCGCTCGCTAACGGGGTGGCTGACTATCCGGTCGGCACCTTAACCATGACAGTTAATAGCACAACGGGTTTTCAAGACGGTGAAGCCATAACCGGAGGCACTAGCTCGGCCACGGCTTTTATCACGAATGTAAACTCCGCCACAGTTGTCGCGATAACAATCCCCTCCGGAACATTCGCAGCAACCGAGACCATAACAGGGGGCACTACGGGAGCTACCGCCACGGTCTCATCTATTGTTTCGCTAGAAGATGTTCAGGCATCTATAGATATATTATCCGCCGCAATTCGACAAAACAGCGGAGAAAGCAACCAATCCGATCTTCAAATTACTCGGATTGGTCGAGACGCTTACTTAGGCCTCACCAGCAAAAGATCTACCGGTCGCCCTGTTCAGTTTTATGTTGACCGATTGATTACCCCGAAAGTTCGGTTGTGGCCCACACCGGATTCTAGCTCTACGTACGAGCTAGTTTTTGACCGCTTGACGCGGTTAGACGACGCGGACACTCAGACGAATACTTTAGAGGTGCCCTTTCGGTTTTATCCCTGCGTATCTGCGGGCTTGTCGTACTACCTGTCGATTAAATTTTCTCCAGAAAAAACGAACCTACTCAAGGCCGTTTATGAAGAGGAAATGCAGAGAGCTATGCAGGAGGACAGAGACCGCTCATCCTTTCAAATATCGCCTAGCCACAATTATTTCGGTAGGTAGGCATGGCTAAACACGCAACGGGCAAAAATTCTTATGCAATATCGGACCGGTCCGGTTTTCGGTATCGGTATCAGGACATGCGCCGCGAGTGGACGGGTGCGCTTGTCGGTAAGGACGAGTTTGAACCGAAGCACCCTCAACTAGGGCCGTTTAAAGAAGTCTCTGACGCAGAGTCCCTCTTCAACCCGCGCCCAGACCGCGTTGAGCCTCAAACTGTTTTTGTTGGCGGTGCTTCTTTTCCGCAAGGTCTTCGGGACACTAAAGCGGTGTCTTCTACCGGTATAGTGACAGTGGTGACGGCATGAGTTTTACGTTCGCACAACTAAAAACAGCAATACAGGACTTTTCAGAAAACACGGAAACAAGCTTCGTGACAAACCTGCCCGTTTTTATTCGGGCCGCAGAAGAGCGTATTTTTAAGCTTGTTGATCTTGAAAACTTTAGAAAGAACGTCAGCGCCTCTATGACCACGTCAAACAGGTTTTTGCAGGCCCCGCCAGATTTTTTAGCCTCGTTCTCGTTGTCTATTGAAGTATCTAGCTCAAAAAAATTCCTCCTGCAAAAAGACGTGAATTTTTTGCAGGAGTATTGGCCGAACTCTTCTTTAACCGGCGAGCCCGAGTTTTACGCCTTGTTTGATGATTCAAACTTTTTGATAGCGCCGACACCAGACTCCGGGTACTCAGTGGAGCTTCATTACTATTACAGGCCCGCTAGCCTGACCGCCGGAGCGGAATCAGGAACGACGTTCCTAAGCATTAATGCTCCCAACGCTATTTTGTTTGGCTCTTTGGTTGAAGCCTACATATATATGAAAGGTGAGCAGGATGTGCTTGCCATGTACGAAAAACGGTTTGAAGAAGCCTTAATGCGCCTTAAAGATCTTGCGGAAGCGAGAGAGAACAATGACGCGTATCGAAAAGGTTTGCCTAACAAGGAAAGAACATAATGCTTCAAGCGGGTTTAGAGATTGCACCGGACTACAAGGTTGCGGTCCACACAACGCAGTTTAGGGGCCATACTCCGGAAGAAGTAGCCTCGCGGTGCGCGGACAAGGTTATGCGCGTTTCTATGGATGCTCCTCCTGTTATAAGAGACCAAGCCTTTGCTTTTAAGGAACAGCTAGAGAAAATATTGAGTTTTTACATGCGAGAAGCTATAAATAGCGATAGGACGACAGTCTTTAACGCTTTGAACGATGCAGGCCACCCTGAACTGGCTGAATTAATAAGGAGACTTTGAGATGGCAATCTCTCAAGCAATGTGTACGTCTTTCAAGGTGGAGATCCTGAAAGGTGTGCATAATTTTACGGCGTCTACCGGAAACACCTTTAAGCTGGCGCTTTACACTAGCTCGGCGTCCTTAGGCGCGGCGACCACCGCGTATACAACCTCAAACGAGGTCAGCGGAACAGGTTACACTGCGAAAGGTGGCACCTTGACTTCAGTTACCCCGGTGGCAAGCAGTACAACCGCGATTGGTGACTTTGCAGACCTTACTTTTAGCTCTGCCACCATCACCGCAAACGGGGCTATGATTTTTAACGAAACCGCCACTGGTGACCCCTCCGTTCTTATTCTGGCTTTTGGCGGCGATAAAAGCTCTTCTGCCGGAGACTTTACGATTCAGTTTCCTACGGCGAACGCCACTGACGCCATCATTCGTATAGCTTAGCGGTAAACCCGACATGTCTGGTTTATCAGGCTGGGGTCGGGCAGGCTGGGGGCAAGGTCCGTGGGGCCAGCCGTCTCCCGTAGTAGTTTCCGGTGTTTCGGCCACTGCCTCTGTGGGCCACGATACGGGTTGGGGTCGTCAAGCGTGGGGCGATGATCCTTGGGGCACCACCGACGACGTATTAAGCTTTGTAACTGACCAAGTTCTGGCTGTTTCCGGTGTTTCGGGAACGGGCGGTGTGGGCAGCGTCACGTTAGCAACGCAGTTTGTTTTCGGCGTTTCAGGGTCCGCAGGCACCACCGCAGTTGGCGATGAAACCGTGGTGGCGACGGAAGCTCTACAGGGCTGGGGCCGCGGAACGTGGGGTTCCGGTCCTTGGGGCGACGCAAACACCGTACTTCTAAGCGGACTTTCCGCGACCACCGGGGTCGGTGATGAAACTGTCACAACTGATTTTGTTGTGGCGGCTACCGGCTCCGCAGGCACGGGCGCGGTAGGCAGCCCCACCATAAACTTTGATTTTACTGTGTCTGTCTCAGGGGTTGCCGGGACAGGCGGCGTAGGTAGTCCCCTTATTGTCTTTGGTAAGACCGTAGACGTTACAGGGGTTGCCGGAACGACCGCCGTTGGAACGGCTACCGCCGTAGGTAACGCTGAAGTGCCCCAAACAGGGCTGTCCGCAACCACCGCCGTCGGAACGGTGGTTGCAACCGGCGGAGCGATCATTTCCCCGACAGGGGCGGAGGCAATAAGTTCTGTTGGAATTGTAACTGTTTGGAGTATAATAGCACCGGATCAGACAGCTTCTTATAGCGCTATAACACCGGATCAGACAGCTACGTGGGAAGAAATAGCCGCGTAAAAGGATAGAAGAATGGTATCTACTTATACAGCAAATACCGGTATAGAGAAACCGGCCACGGGTGACCAGTCCGGTACGTGGGGCGACACCACGAACCTGAACATGGACATTATAGACCGAACGCTCAATGGCGTAGGGTCTGTCACCCTTAGCGGCACGAGTCATACGCTAACAACTAGCGACGGTACTCTTTCTGACGGTATGTTTAAGGTTCTAGTTTTAGGCGGCAGCCCAACAGGAACAAACACCGTTACAATCAGCCCTAACGATCAGGACAAGCTTTACTTTGTTCGAAACGGCAGCGGCCAAAGCGCGGTATTCAGTCAAGGCACGGGGTCGAACGCGACGGTTCCAAACGGTGCGACAAAGATTATTTATGCTGACGGCGCGGGGTCAGGCGCAGCCGTCTCTGATCTGTTTGACAGTGTCGCTATAACGGGCGGCACAGTAACCGGGATTACGGATCTTGCGATAGCCGACGGTGGAACGGGTGGTTCTACGGCGTCTGCCGCCCGCACGAACCTCGGGTTGGCGATTGGGAGTGATGTTCAGGCTTTTGACGCTCAGCTAGCTGATGTTGCGGGTCTTGCCGTAACCGACGGAAATTTTATTGTAGGTGACGGCACCAACTTTGTTGCGGAATCGGGTTCGACCGCTAGAACTTCAATGGGCGTGGCGATTGGGAGTGATGTTCAAGCTTTTGATGCCGACACACTCAAGGCCGATACCGCCGACGAATTGACAGCGGGTTTTAGCGCCGCAATTCACGATGCGGGGACAAAAAGCTCCGGGACGTACACCCCTGATGTGGACGACGGAAACTTTCAGCAGGCCGTAAATGGTGGGGCTCACACGCTGGCGGTGCCTGCAAAAAACGCTACTATGGTCCTTCTGTACAAAAATAACGCCTCCGCTGGAACTATCACAACTTCCGGATACACTTTAGTTGACGGTGACAGTATAACTACGACTAACGGCCACGAGTTTTTCTTCTACATCACACGAGTAAATGACGGTTCCTCCACCTTCTCTCTATTAACGGTTAAAGCACTGCAATAAAGGAAATGCGTAATGGGAACTGGAGAATTAATGCCGATAGTTCAGGGCGGGCACCAGAAGCTCGACTTGAACCTTACGATATCGGGAAACACTTCAAACTATAACATCGCTACCGTGGCGGCCCAGAATGGCTATAGCGCGGGCTCTGACGATACGCCTATTTTTGTTACGGTAAATTCTGGCGTAGAAGTTACCGCCACAATGACAAACCCGGCCCTTCAAACCGGGGCGATTAACGCAGCTTCTCCGCTTACAGTAACGGTAAACGGGACGGTCACCGGATATACGGGGGCCACGGGCGGTACGGGCCAAGCGGGCTCCGCGGGCGGAGACGCTATTCACTTTAACACAAGCACCCCCGCAACGGGTACCTATGCTGTGGCGGTAGGTTCGCAGGGCACGGTTCGCTCGGGCGGTGGCGGCGGTGGCGGCGGTGGCACCGCAGGCTCTAGGCGACGTGGGATTGATGACGGTAAAGGCGTTCAGTGTACCATGATGGGCCAAGCTCGTTTTGGCAGTAACGGATCAGCCGGGGCTCAAGGCGGGTTCGGCCAAGCGGGTGCGTCGGGTTCGTCCGGCACCGTACCCTCCGATCCCAACGGCTGCGGTATACTTTCGCCCGCGGGGTCGGGTGGCGCTGGAGGCGCGGCGGGTTTCGCTGTTCGCAAGAACAGTCGGACGGTGACGGTGACTAACCAAGGAACTGTTCAAGGGCAGACGGCGTAGATTATGGCTAATATACTCATTCCTTATTCAGGTGGAATTAACAGTACGTACGCTTTGTGGAATTGGCTTTCTAATACAACCCACAACATTACAGCCGTATATTCCACAGAAACGTGGCTGGAGAGCAAGTTTTCAAACGCTTCTGAAAAAGAGCTTTCTCAGAAAACCGCTGCCGACGCTATAGTTTCTTGGTTAAAAAGCAATGTGCGAGATTTTGAGTACAGCACAACTTCATGGCCGGTTTCTTATGCGGAGGACATGCAGCCTATTCGAGAAGGGTTTGAAGTAAGGGTGGACGTCGGAATAATTGCGCCTCGCTACCGCGGGTATCGGCAGCTATTAGATACGGGATCGTATGACGGTATTGTTGTGGGTATTTCCTTAGAAAATACCGCTACCGACAACCATGACAGGCTTCGGACGGAAATAGAGGTTGACGGCGTAGACGTTTATTTAGCGGGAACGGGCAACTTTTCTGCGATGCAGAAAGGCTCTGCTTTCAACTACGACACGGTTGCAACAACTTTAAAGGGGCGCTTTGAACAGTACGAAGCCCTCCCTGACGCGGTGTGTTCTCTTTTTGTAGACCCCGGAACAGGAAACAGGTACTCCCTTCCCGTTCTTTACTCCGATGTAAGAAAGCAGAGAACAGATTTAACCGGCGCGGAGCTTGACGCAATTTTTGAAGAGACGGGTCAATACGGTCGGTGGCGTTCCGCAGCAGACCCCGAAACATATACATATAGAGGAGCTTGGTCCGCCAAGGGCATGGAGCTTCTAGGAGAAGGTGGTTAAAGCGGTAAATTATTTTTTGGCGGTCCTAGGCTTTTGTCTATGGCCGTTTAGCGTCAGTGCCGAACCTGTATGTCTTACGGGGTGGGAAAGTGTTAAAACACTTGCACAAGAGCAGGGTGAATCCGTGGTATTTTTAGGGGTAAATAATGTAGGCCACGCTCTTTATCTGTTTGCAGGACAAAAAACTTTTACCTTGTTTTTTAGCCCGGACGGGAAAGTGTTTTGTACTAATGACACCATGCTGGGGCTTACCGTAAGCCTTCCAAAAGAAGAGTCAAAAAATGCCTTTAAGTAAACTCCAGTTTAAACCCGGTATAAATACGGAGGTCACGTCTTACACAAACGAGGGCGGCTGGAACGACTGCGACAAGATTAGGTTCCGGTTTGGTTTCCCTGAAAAAATAGGCGGGTGGGAAAAAGCTTCCTTAAACACTTTTATCGGAACGGCTCGTTCCCTTCACTCTTGGAGAGCCGTAGACGGCACTAGGTTTTTGGGCGTTGGAACGCATTTGAAGTTTTATATTGAAGAGGGTGGGTCTTTTAAAGACATAACGCCTTTAAGAAAGACAACTACGGGGTCCGCCACGTTTTCAGCTTCCAATGGTTCCGCAACAGTTACGGTTACTGATAACTCGCATGGCGCTCTTGTTGGGGACTTTGTTACTTTTAGCGGTGCGGTTTCTCTAGGGGGAAACATTACCGCCACCGTTCTCAACAAAGAGTATGAAGTAAAAACAACGCCCTCCACGGATACCTTTACAATTACCGTAGACGTTGTCGCAAACGCATCGGATACAAGTAACGGGGGCGCGTCCGTGACCGCAGCGTATCAGATAAACGTAGGAACGAACGCGGTGGTTCCGGGGACAGGTTGGGGTGCGGGAACTTGGGGCCGTGGAACTTGGGGGTCGGCAGCGACGGAAACAGCGGGCGGGATTGATATACGTCTTTGGAGCCAAGACAACTTTGGCGAAGACCTGCTGCTTAATGTTCGAGACACTCGTGTTTACTTCTGGGACAGAACTTTAGGAACCAGTTCAAGAGCAGTTGATTTAAATAGCCTTGATTCAAACGCTCCCGTTGTTGCTCGTCAAATTTTAGTATCAGACAGGGATCGACATGTTATTGCGTTTGGTTGCAACCCAATAGGAGCTACGGCTCAAGATAAACTTCTTATTCGGTTCTCAAGCCAAGAAAGCGCTACGACGTGGGAACCCACTGCTACAAACACGGCGGGCGATTTAATCGTAGGCTCCGGATCTGAAATAATTCAAGCAGTTGAAACTCGTCGCGAGATATTGGTTTTTACGGATGTGTCGGTGCATTCCATGCAGTTTATTGGTCCGCCGTTTACTTTCGGTATTAACCAGCTTTCGGCGGGAACTACAATAATGGGTTCTAAGGCAGCCGTCGCAGTCAACGACTCCGTTTTTTGGATGGGCCAAAACAGGTTCTATGTTTACGACGGTCAGGTTCAAGACCTCCCATGTACCGTTAGAGACACTGTTTTTGACAATTTTAATGAAGCACAGTCCGACAAAGTTTTTGCGGGGGTGAACTCAGAGTTTGGAGAAGTAGTTTGGTTTTACCCTTCTGCGGATTCAGATGAAAATGACAAGTACGTTATCTTTAACTATGATGAGAAAGTTTGGTATTTTGGAAACCTTGACCGCTCTGCTTGGTTGGATCGCGGGCTTAGGACTCATCCGTTAGCCGCTAGCTCAAACGAACAGTACTTGTTCAACCATGAAATAGGAGCCGATGACGACGGGTCAGCCCTTTCCGCGCACATTGAATCTAGCCCTATAGACATTTCAGAAGGTGAAAAATTCGGCTTTATTCGCAGGCTTTTGCCTGACATTAGTTTTCTTACAACGCCGGACACCGCCTCCAAGGAGGTTACGTTTACCTTGAAGGCGGAAGATTTTCCGGGAACTGGTTTTACTCAAAGTTACACCTCAACCGTCACAGCAGACGAAACTCAAAACCATGTACGTATTCGAGGGCGCGGCTTAGGGCTTAGAATAGAATCCGTTAACACAGGCGTAACGTGGCGACTTGGTTCGCCCCGCGTTGACATACGACAGGACGGTAGACGATGACCGGTAGAGCGCTTGTTCCGCCGCAGTTTTCGATCCCGCCCGCGGAGTATCGCCAGACTTACTTTGCGGACACTATACGAGCCTTTAGTTTTTTTGTAGAGCAGACCCAGCAACCGGGAGAGGGCCGCGCAACGACCTTCGTGATGACGAACCTACCTAACAACGATAGCGGATTAGAGGTAGGCGCTCTCTTTGAGTCGAACGGCTTTGTTAAAATTAGCCGGTCTTTTAACCCCCACCCAAGTGGCGTGTCCGCCGCAAGCGGCCTTGGGTCTGTTACGGTGGTAACATAATGAGCATTATAGTCATGCCTGATGGCGGTCGTTGGCTACCGTCTACGGCCACACAAACCGTGAAATGCGTCACGTGCGGCAATATTGTAGATACCGCCGATGAAATAGCCTCGTACCCTGAAGGAAACTGCCCGGACTGCGGTAATCCTTGGACTGGAAACGAGCGTCAGGATGCAGTAATATGTGTGACAATGCCGCAAGCAATTAGCGGCGAAACGTGAGAAAAAACATGAGTATTAGCTCTGCCGCCTCCGGTCTTGGTAGTTTTGCGCTGAACGACGACGAGACTAGAGCCTATAACGCCGAGATTGAAGCATACGAAAAGAGTATCGGAGATGTCGGAGGCATTGCTGATCTCGGAGCTATCCGTGCGCGGATGGAGGAGATGGGCCGCTTTGGAGACGACGCGCTAGCCCACGTTGAGACCGGCGAACTGGTTGTACCAAAGCCTCTTCTGGACAAGATGCCGGAACTCAAAGAGTCCATTCTTGGTCATCTACGAGACATGGGCGTTGAAGATCCGGAGCGCTATATTGTCGGTGACGGCTCTAACGCCATCAACCCCGAAACCGGGGCTTTGGAGTTTTTCTTCAAAAGCATTTTCCGAGGCATAAAGAAAGCCGTCAAGAGCGTCGGCAAGTTTCTTAAAAAAGCCGCTCCGACAATTATTACCATCGCGGGGGCCGCGCTTCTTGGGCCTGCTGGTCTAGGCCTAAGCGCCATTGCAGCGGGCGCTATCTCCAGCGGTATTGGTACTTTGGTTGGCGGCGGAAGTGTAAAAGACGCCTTGTTTAGCGCAGCTATTGGCGGGGCTACCGCGGGGATTGCGCCCTCTATTGGCAGCGTAGCGTCAGGCGCACTTGGCGGCATGGCGCGCAGCGCGGTAGGTGGCGGTGACATGGAAGACATCCTGCTTGGCGGCGCGATGGGCGCGGGCGGCGCGGCCCTTGGTAAGGTAGCAGGCCCCTCCGTCAATCGGTTACTCGGCGGCTCGACGTCCCCTACCAGCGGACTACAAGACCTTACGGCTGATTTCGATAAAACTTCTGACTTCTTTACGACCGCCAGTTCAGACGGCTTAGGCGCTGCGCTACAACCAAGCGCAGAAGCGTTTGACACAACCTTTGGAACCGATTTTGCAACGAAGCCTCTTTCCGGTTCCCCTGTGACGCCTACCGCCGCTCCAACGGAAGCGCCAGACCTCTTGGTAAGGACGAGCGCTACAGGCGCACCTCCCGCGCCCGCGCCCGATTACTATGACGACTCAACGGGTGTGTTTAGAGCGGGATCTTTCTCAGACGCCGCACCCAGTGCGCTGGGGTCTGACACCACTCCTGAAACCACCGGCTTCTTTGGACGGAACTTCCCTGAGACGACTAAGTCGGTAACTGAGGCTTTTGACGACCCGGTAGGCTTCCTTTCTGGAGCAGAAACCCAAACCTCCGCCCAACAGGCGGTTGCAGCTAACGAAATCGCTAGCAAACTAGCCCCAAGAATTAAAGCCGCAAATCCGACATTGCCCTTGGCTGAAGTTCAAAATCGGGCCATTGCTGCCGCTACAAAACAGGTTGCAGACGCGCAGCCCGGTTTCTTTGGTAAGAACCGAGGTCTCCTGCTCGCTGGCGGCATAGCCGGAGCAGCGGCACTTCCCTCTTTAATGGAAGTCCCTGAAATGGAAGAGCCGAATCTGATCCCAAGGATTAGCCCCGAGGAGCGTGAGGCGTTGGTCGCGGCTAACCGGTTACCTCCGGGGGCCCTTACTCCTAGAGTGACGTCTCCAAGGCAAACCCGCGTACCTGTGGCTCTCGGCTCTCAAGGATTTAATCAGAGTCTTCGCAACCGCTTCCCTGAGCTATTCGGTGCCCAACTTGCGGCGGCGGACGGCGGTGAAGTGTTCCCGAGGCGGACAGGCGGCATAATGCCCAACGAAGGTATTCCCGGCAAAGACAGCGTAAAAGCTTTGGTCATGCCCGGGGAGTTCATCTTTACGACGAACGCTGTAAAGGGTGCCGGAAACGGAGATTTGCAGCAAGGTATAAACAACATGTACGGTGTAATGCGGAATCTTGAAGCCCGCGGCGCGAGGATGGCGTAATGGCTACTACTGTTACAGAGCAAATAGTCCGGGAAGCTCCGGAAATTGAGGCCATTAAGCTGGCCCTTCTCAAAGACGCCCAAGAGCTTTCCGGGACTCCGGTTGACCTCCCCGACTATCAAGTAGCCGACTTCTCAGACCTTCAAAGGGTGGCGCAAGACCGTGCCATAACGGGGATAGGTGGTTACGAGGCTTATCTAGACCGCGCCGCCGGACTTCTTGGCGAGGCGAGAGCCCCGGCTGCCGCGTCGTTTGGTTTGGCAGAGCCTTTGATATCGGGCGGAGTGCAGGCAGGAACAGCGCTTATGCAGAGCGGCGCGGGTGCCGCCACGGGCGAGGGTATTGCTCAGTATATGAACCCGTTCCAGCAGGCCGTTGCCGACGAGATCAACCGCAGCTTTGATATTCAGCAGAACCAAGTGCGGGGACAGGCTACGGGCGCAGGCGCGTTTGGTGGTAGCCGCGCTGAGATTGCCGAAAGAGAAATCGACAGGAACCGGGCAAGTGCCCTTGCACAAGCGCAGGCGCAGAACTTCCTAAACGCCCAGCAGCAGCTTTCTGCTCAGCGGGCTCGTGAGCTAAGCGCGGGGCAAGGAATTGGAGCCCTGAACATTGGGGCGGGGGAAACCTTGGCTCGAACGGCTCTGGGTCAGGGCGAAGCGTTTAGTAATCTCGGCTTGCGCGAAGCGGGCGTGGGCGAAGTGTTCCAGAACCTTGGTCAGAAAGAAACCGGCTTCGGGTTTGATCTTGGTGAGAGACAACGTCAGCTTGACCAGCAGACACTAGACGCTAGCCGTAAAAGTGCGATAGAAGAGGCTTACGAGCCCTTCCAGCGTATTGGTTTCTTGAGCGATATTTACAAAGGCGCACCGACAACGCAGCAGTCTTTGACGGGAGCCTCCGTGCCACAGGCTTCGCCCTTCCAGCAACTTGTCGGCGGACTCACTGCCGTCGGTAGTACGGTTGCCGGAGCTAACAAAGCAGGATTATTCGGATGATGAACAGAAGTGTAATGGGCCGTCAGATGTTTGCTAAAGGCGGAGCAGCGTTCCCTGATCTTAGCGGAGATGGCAAGGTCACTCAGAAAGATATCCTGATGGGCCGAGGCGTTGTGCCGATGGCCGAGGGGGGCGAGGTGCCGGGTGACGTACGGGCCATTTTCCAAGGTCTTGTTGAGTCGATGCGCGGCTCCAAGGAAGACGTTGCCGCTTACGTTCGGGGAAACACCCAAGATCTTTCCGACATTGCGAAGATGTACCCGAACATGGCCGCGATGATTAACGAAGGCTTTAAGGTTACGTCGGAAGTCCCGATGCAGGAATACTTCCCGCCGGGATACGGCGAGAGCCCGGAAAGCCTTCCTCCGATGCAGCCGGAGGGTTTCACCGAGAGGGACATGGGAAGGTTTAAGGAAGATTATGATAGCTATCGGGAGAACGAGGCGGGCGACCAGATGCTGATACCTCGGCCCCCGCCCGGCGTTATGGAAGAAATGCCCGAAGCCCCGCCGTTTACGCGGTTGCAAATGGGTGGTGAGCCGATGGCCGCGGCCATGGAACAGGGTGCCATGCCTGCCGAACCGATGGCCGCGATGGGCGCTCCGTCGCCCGCGGACCTCGGATCTATGGACACTGCCGGTATCGCCTCGCAAATGGACCCGGAAGTGGTAGCCATTATGCAGGGTGCAGCCAACAACTTTGGCGACCCGGAACAGGCGGAGTCGCTTGAAGGTATGATGGACGCGGTCCGCGGAACACGGGCCACGGAAGAGGAGCGCCGCGAAGAACTGGCAGGGGTTGTAGGCCCGGAAGATGCCGCAGCGACACCGGATTCCGTTCTGGCGATGGTGCAGCCGCTCATGCTCCTGATGGGCGCTCAAGGTGCCGTGGAAACCGAGGTCGATACTGGTGGTATTGGCCCGATGGCGCAGGACACTATGAACGTACCGGTCTCGGGCGACATGGCCGGTGGCATAATGCAGATGGCAGCACCCCCACCTCCGGAAGGGGGAGTGCCCCCCGTAAATTTTAGCCAAGGCGGAGAAGTCCTCCGCTTTAAAAACGCCGGAGCGGTTCCTTTCAATATGCCCAAGGTTCCTACGGTTCCTACGTTTGGGGGTAAACCTTCGGCGTCTTTGACCGCGTCAAGCTCCAGTACAGTGCCAAGTCAGATGCCGTCGCTTACCGGTGGCAAAGCGGCTGCTTTAAACACTACCCTTGCCGGGGAGCTTAAAGCACGTCAGGACATATACAATGAGTTACTTGGACGGGACGAAGAAGCGGTACAGGACAGCCGCATGTTACAGTTCTACAGTGATCTTGCGAAAGCAGGTTCGGCTTTTGCTCAAGCCCCCAAGCCCGGTCAGTCCGCACTGTCGCAGCTTTCAGAGTCTTTGACCGGGGCAGATATCCTTGGCAACCAAGCAAAAATTAGCGCACAGGAAGCTTCCGGCAAGCAGGCCAGAAACCTTGCGGCCTTATCGGCGGCAGAAAAGGCTTTGACCGCAGAAAAAGAGTTTGTCTTCAAGAGTAAGCTTTCGGCTCAAACCGCCGCTAGCGAAGCGGCACAGAGCTTTAGAGATATCTCGCAAAAGTTTAAAAACCAGATGAAGATTACCGAAACTAAAGCAGATAGAGACGCACGCTTAGCGCAGATAAAGGCCCGTTTTGACAACTTTAACGCAGCGCAAGAGGCTAGCCGACAGTTCTTGACGGACGTGGAGAAAAAAAACCTAGACAATAAAATTGCTAAAGATTTTGCGGTGTATCAGGACACGATTAACGACGCTAACCGGGAAGACGAAAAAGCAAACCGCTTGGACGAAATGGGTCTCAAACACACGTACAACGTTTTTGGAATGCAGGCGCAGACCGTTGAAGACCTTAAAAAGATGCGGGAAACTCAGAAGTTTGACGAAAAGACGCAGAAGTCCGCCTTTGCTCAACAGGATAAACTTCAAGCAGCCAAGGCGAAAACTCAGACGCTTCTTCAAGAAAAACGCCTAGAGGCTCAAGCGCTTCAGAACAAAATCGTAAACGCTCAAACTGACGAAAAGATAGCCTTGCAGGAACGCGCAACCAAGGTAAATGAAGACCTTGCTTTAATTAAAGGGCAGGCGGCAAAGCTCGACGCTTTGAGCAAAGAAGTAGCTTTGTATAAAAACCCAGACGCCGCGTTACCTGCGCTTCTTAACCAAAAAGTTCAGGTTCAAGGTCAAAACATGACCAAAATACAGGCCTTCGGCAAAGGTAAGCTGGACGAACTGCAAGATAATCGCGTCAAGTCGATGCTGGCGGAAGTTTACCGGGGCAAAAGCGTATACAACCCGTCTACGGGGGATACCGTTATTCAACAGACGGGGTATTTATCGCCTGAAATTGAAGATGCGATCCTTGAGCGGGAGCGCGCCCGCGGTGACATAGACAATTACGTTGTCGCAACTATTAACGCGCGAAGAGAAGCGGACTTCTATAAAACCGCAAGCCCAGATGACAAACGAAAAAGGCTCGAAAGAGCTTTGGCCGACAGAACCAGCCTTAGCGTTCTTGAAAGGTACAAGGCGGGGGAAAATCAATCTCCTCAAGAAAAGGCCAAAATCGGAGACGCTATTTATTCTGCGATAGGAACCGAAGGGTTTTTGGGTCAGGCAGCGAACTATATTTCCGCTCCCACCGCCGGGTATACTTTCTCTAAAGAGGTGGCTTCTGGCGGCGCTATTGCTCAAGCGCTTTCTAATTCCGCCCTCAGAGCTTTCTTGGACATGACTCCGGGCAGAGACAACGTGCAGATTCAAGAGCGGTTTGCCAAACTTATACCGGGGGTTAAAAATCCGTTTACGAACGCCACGATGTATAAAGATCGAATCAATGCGTTGGTTGCGGGATTGCGGACTAGCCGAGATGCTGCGGTAGATCAGATAACCAGCGGTAAGATAAGTAAGCCCGCGGACATTGCGGAGATGACCAAGGGACTTCGGTTAGCTACGGCACTGATTAACGACTACACCTACATTTCGGATTATATCGATCTGAAACAAGCCAATTAGAAACAGGAGGTTGTTGTGGTAGAGGTAATTTCAGAGCCCCTGTTCCCGGATGATCCCGTTATTGAGGCTCCGGCGCAGCAGGCTCCCGCAGATCAGTTTGACGATCAGGGACGCTTAATGGTGACTATTCGCCCGCCGTCCACGAACCAAGCGGAGCCTTATGAATACATTGATCCCGGGTTTTCGGGTCTAGATGCTACGGAACTTGCTTTTGGCGGACCGGACATTACCCCGGATGTCTTTAGACAAAGCGCCTATCAATTCAAAATTGGCGACATTGATAGCGCCTTTTCAGAATATGGCACAGCCGCGCCCGGTGTTTTAGCGCAACAAGTGGCGCTTGAGGCCGAAGGTAAGGAGCCTTTTCAAGGTTTGTTTACTTATAGCTCTTTGCAAGACGGCACGGCTCCTATCTTCGAAAGAATACCGGGGTATAAGGGATTGCCTCCCGAAGAACGCAAGCTGGGCGACCGCGAAATTATTAAGCTCTTTTCTAACGTGCAAGACCGTGGTTTTTTTGAACAGCTAGCTATTGAGGCTCCCAAATCGTTTATGGCCGCTTCCGGTATGTACGCCGGGGCGCGGGCCGGGGCTAAAGGCGCACGAATGATACCGGGAACATCGCCTTTTAGCGCCCTTGCCAGAGTGGCGGTGCCGGTTGCCACAACGATAGGTGGCGGAATAGTTAGCGGCTTTGCGGGTGAGCAGTTCAGAAAGGCCCTTTTTGGCGAAAGAGAGCCTTACAACCCCTATGACTTTGCAAAGGTCCGTGCGGCTCAAACTACCGCTGGAGTTGTAGAGGGCGCGATTCTTCCTTATGCCATCGGCAAGAAAGGAATAGACCTTGGGTTTGCGCTGCATCAGAAAGCTCTCTCCGAGCTTCCGGCGGCGGCGGGCGCTAATTTGACGCTAGGTCGATCTGAGCGGTTTCTTCGGGGGTTTGAAAATTTAGTTGGCGGCGTAGGCAAATCATACCGGAAAACCCCTATTGCTGCTGGCGCAGGAGAACTGACTGTTGGGGGTCTGAGCGTTGCAGGAAGTGCAATTGCAGCAAAGCAAGCTCCGGGCTCCACCGCCGCGCAGCTAGCGGGCGAAGTAGCAGCCCCGACAGCCTTGGCGGTTGGCGCTAATCTCGTGCCGTCTAAGCTTCTTCTTACCGCCATAAGTTCTTTTGCGGGCAAAACTAAGAACGAGCTTGCGCCTCTTGCTGAACAGGCTGCGAAAGAAGCGGGAAGAGACAAGCCAAACTTACGAGATAGAATGAAAGCTTTCTCTACCTTTTATCAAAGCAAGCGGAAGTTGGCGGGTGCCCGCATTACTGCGGATCAGCTAGAGGCGGGAATGGAAAGCCCCGAAGAGGTTGACGCGTTTTTAGAAAACCTTTTAAAGATTGCATCGGACGAGACAGATCCGGAGGCTTCTGCGAGGGCTTTTCGAGAAATACGCAAGAACCCTGTTTTAAACTCAATAGTACAGCAGCTAGAAAAGGCTGGCGTGGACTTTGACGCGCAGACTCAAGGTGCCGTTAACATTCAGGCGCGTGGACTCTTGAATATGCTTAGTGGTTTCGACACCGGAACTAGCGAAGGGTATCGTCTTGCCTCGGAGGTTTTGGCCGCCGCGCAAACTCAAAACCTTGTTAACACCGTGTTTGACCGCGTTGGGAAGATACAAGAAGCCTTTAAACAGGTTCAAGGCGACGATCTTGATTTTAAGCAGTTGGCCGAAAGAGTTTCTCAGGCCTACGATCAAATCTATAACAATACAAAAGCGACGGCAGATCGACTGTACGACGGCATAAAAGACCACAAAATAAAATTTGACCTTGAAGAGGGCCCGGTTTTTGACCTTGACGGTTTAGGGCTTCCAAAAGACGAAGCTCAAATTATTCTTTCTCCCGAAGCTAATGCCGCAGTATCGCTGATAAAGCGGGTTGGAAAAGAATATGACGACTGGAAGCAGGTTCAACTTGGTCAGGTTACGCAACAAGAGTTGCTGGTAAAAGCTCAAGACAATCTTTCTGACCAGTCGTCAAGGCTTGCCGGTCCCAACGGTGTTATTTTTGACGCGTACAACCAAAGAGTTGACGACGCAGGTTCACTGGAACAAAAAATTGCAATCTTGGACGAGGCTATCGCTAAAGGAGTTCGAGCCGACGCAATGCGTTTGTCCGAGGCGGATGGAGTCACGCCCGCATATTCAAACGTGACCGATGCTCTTGAGACTAAGCGCTCGCTTTTAAAACTAGAAGACCAAATTAAAAACGGGGCGTCGCCCGATGACATACCCGACGGTTACGACTATCAAACGCTTAAAAATCTTCGAAGCCAACTTTTAGCTAACTCCCGCAAAAACGACGACCAAACAGCTTTGTTTGACAGTAGGCTGGCTTCTGAGCTAGAGGAAGGCATGATGGTTGAAGGACTAGAGCGCGAAGGCATCGACATGACTTCTGAGCAGCTTGCCAGCGCCTTTAGCCTTGCCCGGTCTTACTACAAGGCGCGAAAGAACGTGTTTCAACGCGGCGTCCTCAAAGACATTGCGGCGACGGATAGCCAAGGCGTTAAGGCCCCCGTAGATGTTTTGATGCGGAAGTTTAGAACTCTTGGCGACGAAACCGCGCTACGAATGGAAGAACTTCGGCTGGCGGGAAAGTTTGAAGAAAACCCCTCTTTGCCGGACACAGAGTTTCTTCCCGGAGGAAGTAATGTTCCTGCGGGCGTGACCGCTGACGAAGCAAGCGAGATTGCGGCAGGCGCTCCAGAAGGCGTCGAGGTTCCTCCCAGCATAGACGCTCTCGTGGACAACTTAGTTTTTGGGGCCATTGTAAAAACAAAAGCGGCTAGTGCGGCGCTGAACCCGACACTTCGTAAAATGTTGATAGACGAGGGCCGAATAGAAGAAGGCGAAAACCTAAGAATTATTCCAAGCAAGGTGATTGAAGAAATACTGAACAAACGAAAAGACGTTTTAAATCTTGCCCCGGGTCTGAAAAAACAGTTAGAGGATTTGGCCGCCCTTAACGTAGACATTGATCGAAATACTGTGTCTCACCAACTGGACGACATTATAACCGACCAGCAAAAGGTCTGGTCACAGTTTGCCAGAGGCGGTAACGACGTAAACTTTTTGCAGGTTTTAATTAAAGGTATTGATGGTCAAAAAACTAAAGACAGAAGGCTTGCTTGGGACGAAATGCTCGACCCCATTACGGACATGCAAAAAAGGGCCGAGCAAGACCCACGGGCCTTGATTGAAGAAGCAAAAAAAACAGGTATAGGTGTAGACCGATTATCTAAAGAGCTTGGAATAAACCTTGAGAGTTATGGCGAGTCCGACGCTCGACGGCTTGCCGAGGCCTTAGTAGGGGATGCTCGAAAAGGACTTAAAAGCCTTGTTTTCGACTACGCTAAAGACAAGGCTAAGTTTTCAAGTGATGCCGGGGGAGACTATCAGGCGTTGTACGCAACTCTTTTTGAGCCCCCTCAAACGCCGGGAGCCGAGGTAAGAATGCCCTCCCTTATGGAGTGGATGAAGGATAGCGGCGTTATCAGTTCCCAAGAGTTTGAAGGCGTTGGGCGATCCTTTGACGGCTTGATGAAGCTACAGCGCGACTTATCTAAAGAAGGTTTGGCCGACATAGGCGGAGACAGTGTCCTAGCAAGAAAGGGCGCTCGAACCTTTGGTGTTCTCATGGGGGGTGCGTTTCAAAAAGCTATTTCAAAAATAGCGCCTTTTCTTGGCGGCGGCGGGTCCATACAAATCCCCGGTTACGGTGCAGACTTGGCTCAACAAGTTCTTATTGATGCGAAAGCAGCTAGGGCTTTTGACGGACTTGTAATGCTCTTTCAAGACCCTAAAGAGCTTGCGGTTTTTACAAAAGTGATGCGGGACTCCGCACAAGACAAAAAGACCCCTAGCGGGTTCTTACGGGTTTTTGCAGACCAGATGAAGCGGGCTGGTATCATTGGGCCGACTAAGCGGGGGCTCGTTTACGGAACGGAAGCGGTTCTCAGAGAAGCTAACGAATCCGAGGAAAGAGGTTCTCCTCTTCCCGAGTCTCCCCGAAGTGGTGCCCTTCGCAGGCCCGGATTTTCGGGACGATCAAACACGCAGCCCGTACCCGGACCTCAATCTTCGGTCCAAGTTCCGCAGTTCAAGCCCTTGGCTCAGCGCCTTACCGAGGCAGCCCCGGCCCCCGCTCCGCGGCCCACGGGCCAAGCTAATCCAAAACAGCGGCAAGGCTTGGCGACGTTGTTCCCGAATGACCCAATACTGGGCGCAGGTAGGAACGTGGGCTAATGTTCCAAGACAGGAAGTCTTTCTGTGACGCCATAGACTTGCTTCTGGAGTCCGAGCTTCATCGAAACTTTTACCTGAAGGATCTTGAGCGGCTTGTCTTTCCTGCTCTGAGAAACAAACGTATGGTACTGTTTTACAACGACGTTGGGGCAATAGAAGGCCTGTACTCGCACACGTTTCTGACCGACGTCGCGCAGCAGGGTTATCTTGACGGCACGAGAAAGCTCCAGCCTAGCGACTGGGCCACGGATTGCGGGGAAGGCACTTTGTGGGTCATCGATTTTGTTGCTCCGTTCAGTAACGCCGCAAAAATAGCTCGTAAAGTTCAAGACGATTTGACAGACAGGTATCTTCATCTTTACCCTAAAGACGGCGCTCTTTGGCGGCGGCCTGCTAAAGGCGGTCATGCGCGTTGGACGCCGGGTGTATTCAAACTCATACAGAAGAGAAAAGAAAATGGACGCGCTCTGGCTACTTGAAAAAGCATATAAGAAAAGCCGTCACCACGTAAGTGGCGAGTGGCAGGATCAATTCCGGTGGTGCTTTGGCGGCGACGGCGGAGGCGGCGGAGGCGGCGGAGGCGAAGGCGTTGACGAGGGCGAAGCGACTAGCCAAGAGGCTCAAGACGAAGCCGACGCTAACGCCGCAGAAGCGGCAGAAGCGGCGGAGGCTCAGTCGGCGGCGGGCCGAGCCGGTTTTGAAGGGTGGGGAAGCCCCGGCAAGGAAGGGCCGGGTGAGACAACGGATTTTTCGACCGGTTTTATCGGCTTAGAAGACGTAGAAAACCCCGGTTTTGTCGATCCCGCCAGCCCTGTGGAGAGCAACGCCAGTTTTTCTGAAACTTTCGGGGTCACTCCCGGTCAGGCGTTTGCCGGTTTAATTGACCCTTCTCCGATTGGTCTCGCAACGAGCGTATTAGGCTTGGGCCCGTTGGGTGGCGTAATTGCGTCTCAGGGACTTTCCGCTTTATCGGACGTAACAGGGCTTACGGGTGCCGTTGAAGAAGAAACCGGGGTTGATGTTACTGGTGGAATTGCCGGTCAAGCGGGTCTTTACGCTCGCGGAGGTGCGGTCCCTCTGCAAAATGGAATCGGGTCTCTTTACGGAAGAAAATAATGAATCTGTCCGAACACTTTACACTGCGCGAACTTGTTAAGAGCCAGACCGCCGCCCGTCTAGGAATTGAAAACACTCCTGACGCTTTTCAAATGGCTTATTTAGAAAAAGTGTGCAGAGATATATTGGAACCTGTTCGCGAGCATTACGGGGTCGCGTTCTCGCCGTCGTCCGGATACCGGTCACCGGAGCTTTG